TTATTATTAGATACCCTTTTTTATTGCCATGTATCATTCATCAAAGAAAAAGAAAAAAAGTAAAGGTGGGAGGGATTCACTTAAACTAAAAAAGTATTAAACAATGACTGTAGCTGCAACCACTGAACTTGAAGCAATCAATATAATGTTGGCTGCTATAGGAGAAGCACCTGTTAACAGTTTGACAGGTACAGTTCCAGTTGATGTACGACTAGCACAATCAACTCTTACAGAATTTAATAGGGAAATTCAATCAGAAGGTTGGTCTTTTAATACTGAAATAGATGTTACTCTTACAAGAGATGCGTCTAAGCAAATAGCTTTACCACAAAACGTATTGAGAGTTGATGCAAACATACATCAACACCCAACGATTGATCCTATACAACGTGGTTTAAAACTTTATGACAGGTTAAATAATAAATTTGAATTTGATGAAGATTTAATTTGTACTGTTATTTATTTAAGAACCTTTGAAGAGATACCTGAACCAGCAAGAAGATACATTAATATCAAAGCAGCAAGAGTATTTGTTGATAGATTGGTTACTGATGATGGTTTAAGAACTTATACAGGACAAGACGAAACAAGAGCAAGAGCTATACTAATGGAAACAGATTTAGCAAATGGAGATCACAATATCCTTAGAGGTGATCCTTCATTAACAAGTGTCTTTGATACTTATTCACCAGCAAACGGACTTATTAGGTAACTATGGCTGTAGTTTCAAGAGCAATACCTACACTATTGAGAGGTGTATCACAAGCTGCTGACTCTACAAAGCAAGCTGACCATGCAGACATACAAGACAATGCAAACAGTAATCCAGTACAAGGTTTATCAAAACGATCTGGTTCACAATTTATTACTACACTTAGCAATTCTGCTATTGGTAATGTTCATATACAAACTATAAATAGAGATTTAGCTGAAAGATATGTAGCAATATTTAGTAATGGTAATGTCAAAGTTTATGAGCTTGATGGTACTGAGTTAACTGTTCATAAACCTGATGGTACTGCTTATTTAAATACATCAAATCCAAGAAATAAAATTAAAACTGTTACTATTGCTGACTTTACTTTCGTTGTAAATACAAGCATCACAACTGCTATGGATAGTGCGGTTAGTGCTGGCAACATAACTCAAGCTGTTGTATTTATAAATCAAGTTTCAGATAAGACTACATATTCAATAACAGTAGATGGGGTGACTGTTACTGACGACACTACAAATGATGCAACATTATCTACAACACAAGTAGCATCTGACCTAGTAGCAGGTCTTAATGCTGGCCTTACAGGTTTTACGATTGCTAGAAATGGCCCTGTAATACACATCAAAAAAAATGATGGTAGTGATTTTTCTATAGATGGTACTGACTCTCAAGGTAATACACAG